TGAGCATCTGCGGGCCGAATTTCTCAACGAGGCCCTGCGCCTGATCTTTCGTGAGGCCGAGTTCCTTGGCGACCGGCTTGAACGAGGTCGCGAGTTCCGCGTCTACCTCGTAGCCTTCAGGCGGGGTGAGTTCATAATCTTCAGCGTCGCCTTCGGATTCGGCGGGCTTGTCATCCTTGCCGACCTTGCCATCCAACAGGTCGTCGTCTTCTTCTGCGGCGGCGGGGGTATCAGCGGCGGGAGCGGCAGCGGGCGCAGGATCACCCAACAGGTCATCTTCGGGAGCAGGAGCGCCGGGCGTCGCAGCCACGTCAGGAGCGGCGGCAGGAGCAGCAGCGGGGGCAGCAGCCGGTGCGGGAGTTGCGGTTTTCTCAACGCTCATCGTAAAGCTCTCCGTAAAGTGTTCTCCATCCCGCAGGATCAGCACCCCGCAGCATGGCAATTGTCCTCAAGCCCACGGCCCTCGCGCCTTCAATTCGGCCCGCAGCCATTCCGTCTTGACCGTTGACTGTCTCGACTTGGCAAGATCTAAGGATCTCGCTAAGGACGAACCGACCATCAGGAGAAGCCAACACTTGCGATATGGCAACCGTGAGACGCTTCTTTCGTTGCGCGTCACTCTCTTTCCTCTTGACCTTTTCGCCTTCATAATCGCGATCAATCATTTCGTTCCACCCAAGGATACTTGACATTTGGAAATCTGTATATCGTCAGACTTTCCGAACATCATGACGGTCTGGTGTATTCAATCATCTCGCCTTCAGACAATTCGCGCGCCCAAAGCGTCATGCGAGAAACAGCACCGCCGAGGTTACCACCACCGTTGCCGTTACTCGCTAGACCACAATGGGTAAAGACCGTCGCGGGAGTGAGAAAAGAAGCGCCCGCTGTCACAACAGGCCCCCCATTCAGGCACATTTTATTGCCTTGCCCGTTTACGCCAGCACATACTCTGTTCCAATTGAACAGACCGATGTTCTGAGCGCTGCCGCTAACGGCTTGTGTTCCACCTTGGCCTGAAAAACCCATAGCTCCCGTGGCGTCGGCTTGGAGAGTTACACCGCCGTCTGACAGAATGAGCGCGCCGCTAATTGGGCGGACCGTGAAATACTCAAACCGGCATGACCAAGGCCCGCCCGTCTTCATGATATCGTTAATCATCCGCTGGCCCGCGTTCGGAACCCCAGCGATTTCGCCGTAATATGGTTCTTCAACCAGACGTGCCACTGAGGCGGTCGTGGTCAGTAATGGGAATGTCGGGTAGACGGTGCCGCCCGCGTTCGTGTGTTCGGTCTGAAAGAAGTCAGCAATGACCGCATCGCCGGACGTGCTGATCTTGATCCCAAAAACAGGGTTGGCAAGGGTCTGGTTCGGCGCAACGACGCGAGTGTAACTCGTGCTGTTGATCTGCGAAGTGATGTCCGTCCATGTCACGTTGTCGGTCGTGATGGACACAGTGCCAGTCCCGACCGACCGCTTCATCCATACGGAAGTCGCGAACGCGCGCGAGGTGAGCGTGACGCTTTGGAGAGCCGTCGCATCCGATGCAGTTGCTGTCAGCAAGCTGGCCGAGTTCGCAGCATCCTCTGCCCCAATCTGGTTCTTAGTGGCCGTCATGTTTGTCTTTGTCCAGACGGCGTTCGTGAAGTCACGGCACCAGAGCGCAACGTTCGTGGTATCAAGATCCGTGAACAGCCCTACGTCGCGCACGTAACGCGCCTCGTACTGGCCGAACAGCACGAGCTTGCCAGCGAGGTTGATGCCGTAGCGCGGCACCGCCGTTCCCGGCCCCGAGACGAGCGTCTTTGATTGGTTGCCGATGATGATGTTCGACGACCGGATCGTCCCGCCCCAGATACGGTCATTCGCGAAATCCAGATCGAACTTCGCGCCTTTGTAGACCCAAGCTGGAACAGCGGGACTAACCATTACAGAACCTCGACGTGAATCTGAAACTGCTCTCCGCTCACGGGTGTATAAGCGGCACGAGCTTCGATAAGCGCGTACAAGGTTGTCGTGCCGCTGACGGGCGCGAAGATGAGAGCGCTTCCCGCCGATGGTGCGCCGATACCTTCAGCGCCATCGGAGAAAGCCTTGTCGACGGTGATATCCACCGAACCGACATACCCCGCCTGCGTGGAGAGCCAGACGCCGTTGTCGCCGTTAGTCACGGTGGGAAGTTCGTTGTAGAAATGCACGCGGAAGATGGCGCTGGTGACGGACGTTCCAGTCTTTTCCAAGCGGCAGCGGATCATGCTGGAGACCGTGTCGATAGCGCGCGCCGCGTCAACGGAGATAGGTGTGACCGATCCTGCCGTTGTGTTATTCGCAACGAGATCGCCGAAGGTATAGGCCGTTGTGTTGGCGGGACGGGTGAATGCGATGGAAGATGATACTTTCAAGGGGATGTCCTCATATTTGTATGTGTTCTGGTTTGTGTTGAAGAAGATGTTGGAATAGTCATCGTCACTGAACGAAGCGCCTCCAGCAGCACCGCCGCGCAAAATGCTCGCCAGTAACGTCTTATGCAACCCCATGTCAGCTTCCTGTCACGACGTAGCTATTGATCGAGCTTGCCCGCTGGATCACAGCGACAGCAGCGTTCGAGGCGGCTGCGCGGGTAAGAGTTGTCGTCGCGCCGTTAAGCTGTACAGTGCCGTCAGATGCGATGGAGGCGTTACCCGAGGCAGGCGGAATGACCGCAAAGCCAAAGCCGACCGAGAGGCCAGCGGAGAGCGTGACGGTGTAGGCACCGGAGAACTCCAGCGTCTTGCCATCGTACTCGTCTTCATTGCGGGACGTGATCGTCACGTTCGCGGACACCAGAACAGGCACCGAAGCGCTAAAGCTGTCCACATCGATCTTCGTCACGGGATTGTAGTAACCACGCAGTTTACCGAACAGATCGTAAAGCAGTCCATTTTCCGCGCTTCGATAGTTTCCCATGCTTTTCTCCAATCCTTCCTAAAATTACCAGACGCCCGCAGGCGCAACAACGTCAGACTTTCCGAACATTAGGTGTTCGCAATAACCGCTACTCTTTGCCCAACCACCACGGAGAAGTATTCCGTCCGGTTCGCCTCCATCCGCTTCGAGTTCACCGTCGCGGTCGGGTTCGCGCCGAAGGCAATGGAGCAGATGGCATCGGTATGAATGCGCACGATGCGCGTGCCAGCCGAGAACGCCGCGCTCTGGAGCGAGCCTGCGCCGATGACGACGGGGGTTTGCTCGACAAGGCTGGGTTCGAGCGCGCCCGAGACGGAGCCGTTGTATCCGTGACCCATGCTGTTGTATTCGGAAATGTAAAGCTTAGCCATAAATCCTCCTGTTAAACGCCCAGCATTGCGCCGAGCGCATTCTGGTTCGGTGAAATCTGCGTCTCGCTCATCGACTTCGCGGCCTCAACTGCCGCTGCCGCCTGCTGCTGCTGCACAACGGCCTGCTGCTGGTCCGCACGGGCCTTGCGGATGGCGAGGATCTTGTCGGTGGCGCGCACCACGGTCGCCGGTACGCCGCCCTTGTTGCCCAAAATCTGCGCTGCCTCGTCCGCGTCGAGGTTGTCCATAACGGAGGGATCTTGCGTGGCCTGCGCCATGAGCGAGAGGTTCTGGACATAACCCACCGTGCGGGTGACATCCTCCTGCTGCTGCGCCTGCCGGAAGATGCTCATGAACTGCACACCCAGCTTCACGCCCTTGAGTTCGTCAGGCGGAGGAGCCACAAGCTGAGGATTGCCGTCCTCGCCGCGCGCGCCCATCATGATCTCGAACGCGCGGTCGATCAGCGGTTCAAGCAATTCATCGTTCAAGCGCTCCACAACAGGGCCGAGGCCGATCAGCTTCTCAGCCTTGCGCTCGATAATCTCGGTCGCCGTGATCTTCCCGCGCTCCATCTGGTGCAGCATGAGGAACAGGTCTTTGTACGCGCCGTGTTCGATGCGTTTCTGCACCTCCTGAATGTCCTGCACGAAATGCGAGAGGTTCGGGGTGACGTTCTGCGCAGGCGTGGCGTTCACGCTCGCGCCCATGCCGTCCACGAAGTTGTTCGTGCCGGGGTCGAGCGAGTAGCCAGCGCCGCCTTGTTTCATCGAGCCGGGCAGGTTCATCGCAGGGTCGATCTGCTTATCGACGGCACGCGCCTTCTTCTTCGTCATGGCCTGCAAGCCGATGGTGTCGCCGAGGATGTCGGAGCCGGGGCCGCGCCCGTAGACATCCATGCCGACCACGCTCCAGCGCGGGCAGACGAAGGGCTTGCTCGTGAATCCCTCAGTCGCGAGAACCTGATCTTTCGTGCCGCCGTCTTCCCACCACACGGAGCGCCACGGCTTGCCCTTGTGGCCGAGCATACCGGGCCGGTATTCGTCGTTCGGTTCGATGCAATGGTGGATCGTGACCGGCGTGTCGAGGCTTCCCCGGTTGTACAGGTTCTTCGCCGCCGTCGAGAACTTCTCCAGCCCGAACCGCTTCACGCCCTGCCCGATGGTCCATTGCATGGAGCGGATCAGCGTGTTGACCTCGTTGCGATCATCGACCGCCGCGACATACTCGCCGACCGTCAGGCCATAGCCACGAACGATGTCCTGCCTGTCCTCGTACAGCATGATCGGCGCGGTGCCGAAGCCGCCAAGCTCCTCGTATTGCGACGACAGGACGTTGTAGATGTTGGAGTTGGCGAACATCTCCGCCATGCGCTCCTCGACCTCTTCGAGCCAGATCTTCACCGAGCCGAATTTCATCATCTCGGGATCAGGCGTCGTAAGCTTGAACCAAGGCCGCGCAGGGGATGTGATGCCAGCGGTTAGTCCGGACGCCAGCGTGCGCATGGCATAGGTGGCCGTGCCGTCGTAGATCTTGCGGTTGCGCTTGCCGCCCCGGTTGGTCTCCGTCGTCAGCCAGCGGCCACGGTGGGGGAGGAGGAAGTCTTGGATCTCACGCCATTCGGGTTCCCACGACGTGCGGTCAGACTTGAGCGCGGACAGGCGGCGCTCTAGGTACTGGCGGGGCGTTGTGGGGTCGAATGTCGTTCCGACCATTTTACTGACCGATCAAAGTCTTCTGGGAAGTCACAGCCTGATCCGTCAACCCCATCGGCCCGGTCTTCACCGTCGACGCAGCGCCGCTCGCAGCCCGCGCGCGGGATCGCTCGTCCTTGCGCGCGGCCTGTACAGCCTCGTCAGCCTCCTTCGGGATCGCAGGCAACGGCGGAGCGGGAGGCGGAGGCGGCGGCATCTTGGGGGCGGACATGCACATGGGTTCAGGCTCCGGCAATGAGGATGAAGGCGACGATGGCGTACCCCGCGATGAGCAGGGCAGGCACAGCAAGGGCGGTGATGCGGTAAATGCGATATGCGACCCGATAGGCCGCAGTCCGAACAGGATGGTGCTCACAAGCGACGACAGCGCCCTCGTGGTAATACGCGGCCCCAAGCGACAGCGCCGTCAGGGCGGCAGGGATCAGCGCCAGATTATGGCCCGTGCAGATCAGGGCGGTGGACACGGAGAGCAGGATGACAACGAGCAGGTATCCGATCACGAGAGCGTTTATGGAACGATTGTACGACATGCGGCACCCGGTTGTTGCGGTCGCCTCAATTGTGCCATGGCGTTGAGATGGCCGCAACGTGGGATAATCCGAACGGTCAGACCGCGAACGGGTCGTAGGCCTTGCGGCGGGCGGAGGCTTGGGGTTCTTTTTCCCAGAATGAATTCTTGATCGTCGTGATGTTCGCGAGGACCACGGCATCACCGCGATCAGGCGAGCGGCCAATGCGGGTTTTGATCTCATCCTTGCCCTCGACCTGAATACCGCTCTTGCCGAGGAACCACTTCGGCGCGCAGAGGTCAGCGAGAAGCTGGGGATCAGGAGGCAGGGCAATCGGCTCAGGGTTCATGGGATCAAGCGCCTCGCGCATCCTCCACCAGATCTCGGCGCGGATATTCTGGAACTTCAACCCACCCTCGCGCGTGACGCCCGTCGAGCCTGCCGCGTTGTTGACGGGGATCACCTGCACGTCGTTCTGCTTCAGGAAGTCGTACACGCTGGAGCCGATGCCGATCACGTCGACATGCACGGGCGAGCGATCACGGCGCAGGCCGACAATCTGGGTTGCAGCCGCAGGGCCGTCCGGTGTCGCCATGCCGGGGAAGGTCGCGAGCTTGGCGAACCACGTGCCATGGCGGCGCGAAATCACATGCTCGTCACGCCCGCCACGCGAGGGATCGGAGCCGATGCTGTCCATCTCCCCTTTCGGCACCCCGAGGGCATCCTTGTCGATCCACCTTGCCTGCGCAGCCTTCACCCATGCCGTAGGGATGATCTGCCACTGATCGTCTTCCATGCCTGCCTTGAAGTCGCCCTTGAGCATTTGCGAGCGCAGCGGCTCCGGCATCGATTGCAACGTGGTCATGTAGCCGGTCTCCAACAGGTAAGGGTTGTCCGTAATGCGTGACGGGATGAACGTGCGGCTCTGCGGCCTGATCACGTTCTCAGGCGCATGGTCGGCGGGGTTGAACTCATACAGGCGCTCATCGCCGTCGAGCACGAATGGCCTGCTGTCCGCGACCTCGATGTCCTTGCCATCGAGCGTAGCGAACCAGCGCAATTCGCCGGGCAGGGCAGGGTTCGGATGCTCCTCGACCAGCCACGGCGCGAAGAACTGGATGATCCATTGCCCCTCAGCGGATGTCGGCGGGTTGAACGTCATGAGCGTCGTGCACTTCTGCCCGACCTTCGTCGTTCGCACCCAGCCCATGAGGAATCGCGCTTGGCTTTCGAGGAAGTTCGCAGCCTCGTCGAGTACGAGCAAATCCTTCGGACGGCCCTGCTGTTTTGCCTCGTCGCCCGCGTGAGGAGCAGATCCGAAGTCGATGCGCCTGCCATCAGGGAGACGCCAGATGTTCTTCTGCCCGTTGTACCCCTGCGTGCCGCCGAGGATGTCCGTCAGGCGCTCGATGATGCCGTTAAGCTGGGTTGCCTCACGCCGGAAGATCGCAGTCACGGTGTGCTTTGTCATCGCAAGGCCGCAGGCGAGGTCCGTCTTGCCGCCGCCCGCCGCGCCGCCATAGCCGATCACGTCGGCCTCAGACTCGTAAGCGATGGTTTGAGGCCCGATCAGCGGTCGCCATTTCGGCGTGCCAACCGTGAGCAGGAGATCAACCTGCCGTTTCTCTTCAGCGGTCAGGTAAGGGAAGATCGCCTTGATGCGGGCAACGTCCATCGTTCACTTCGAGACGACCATGAGCGCCATGGTGAGAGCGCCAAGGGCAGAGCCGATGAACAAGCCGATGATGAAGCTCATGGTGGGGGTAGCCTTTTTGCTGCGACGACGGAGGCTCATTCGCTCGCCTGCTTTCGCTTCTCGCCAACAGCGAGGATCGACGCCAGCTTGGCAGCGCGTTCGGTATCGGAGAGTTCGGCGATCTCGATGGGGCCACCGTCCTTGCCGGTGAGTTCCATCTTGTCCGAGGCGAAGGCTGTGACGCGGATGTGCTTGCCCACCAGTTCGGTCGCCTTGTTCGCGCCCGCAGCGTTGAACAGGTACTCGCCAGTCGGGTTGCCCTCGTCATCGCGGACAGGTTCGGCCTGCATGCAGCGGTCGGAGATTTCAACCAGTCGGCGCAGCACCCACTCGGCGTCGATCTCGATTTTTGCCGCGCGCTTTTCCTTGGCCTTGTTGATAGCTTCCATAACACCAACATTGCCCAACAGTCGTGGACCCTGCACATCGGCGTCCTTCGGAGCATAGCCAGCACGTATCGCGGCCTGAGTTGCGTTCAGGTCTTTGAGATATTCCAGAACAAATTGCTGCTGTTTCGGAGTAAGAGCCATGCAGCCATCATGCCGGAGTGTGGGGGTTTTCGCAACGGTTTTGTAGCGCGTCAAATTTGCCTGCAATATCAAGGCCGTACTATCTGTTCTATGGTGAGTCGATTTACATAGTTTTAGATGGTACGAAATCTGCCTTTGTTTTCAAAGCCGTACTATCTGTTCTATCTGTTCTATCTAAATATAATACCTATAGAGAATAGCTAGTAATCTATCAGGATACACAATATCGAATATATAAATACACCGTCTCTTTTCCTACGGGTAATTTTTATAGGTAGAACGCCCAGAACACATAGTACGGCCTTGATTTTAATGGCTGATTCCGTTCTATCTGAAATATTATTACCTAGCACGGAGGCTGCGCACCATAGAACGGGGGAACGCATTATGGTCAGTTATATCGAAAACCAAATAATTCTTCATACCCCATTGCACCGTTGAGAAAATCGCTATACAATATCCCAATAACTAGAAGCCAAATAAGGAGGCCCTATGTACGACGAAAACGAATTGAGAAAGCGGGCAGGGGCAGTTCTGGCCCGATACCGCGAGAAGCACAATCTCACCCAGATCGAAGCTGCTGATCGACTCGACATGTCGCAGGCCACCATCTCCTGCATCGAGGCCGAGAAGCCCGAGGTGTCCCTGCGCCGCATCCTCACAGTAATGCGTCTGGCCGTGGCTGACGCGGAGGTCATGTGAGCCTGTACGAAACAGAGCGCATCAAGGCCGACTATCCGATATCGGAGCAGGTCGCAAAGCACGTCAAACTCACCCGCAACGGGAAAGAGTTTAAGGGGCTTTGCCCGTTCCACGCGGAGAGCACACCTTCGTTCACGGTGAGCGACGAGAAGCAGTTCTATCATTGCTTCGGCTGCGGCGCTGGCGGCGACGTGATCAAATTCGTGCAGGCCATGCACAATGTCGAGTTCCGCGAGGCGTGCAAGATCATCACGGGCGACGAGCCTGCCGGGCCCCCCAATCCAGAGCGCCGCGAAAGCATCGTCGTTGACGACTATGCAGGACTGGAACCTGCTAAGCCCACGGGCGCGGTATGGAAGGCTGGGGTTAGGACGCCGCGCCTGTACAACCCGAAGAAGAAGAAGGGCGAGAAGGGGGAGTTCACGCATTACACGCCCTCAATCGTGTCGACGTACCGCGCCGCTGACGGCTCATTCCTCGGTTATGTCCTGCGCGTCGATTTTGAAGACGGCTCCAAGATCCTCCCCACGATTCGCTATGCCCGCCTGCCCGATGGCACCGAGTCGTGGACACATTGGACGTTCACCGAGCCGCGCCCTTTGTACGGCCTCGACCTGCTGGCGAAGGCTGACCCAGCCGCGCAGGTGTTCATCTGCGAAGGCGAGAAGGCCACCGATGCCTGCCGTCGTCTGCTGGGGGTGACAGCGGTCACATGGCCGGGCGGCACCAACGCCGTCGACAAGGCGGACTGGACACCGCTGCGGGGCAGGAACGTGGTGATATGGCCCGATGCCGACGCGCCGGGCTGGAAGGCTGCACAGGAGATCGCGCCCACGCTGGCTGGCATTGGATGCACCGTGAAGGTCATCGACACCCGCGAGGGCATGGCGAAGGGCTGGGACGCCGCCGACGCCGACGCAGAGGGCATGGACCGCGCCGCAGCGATGGCATGGGGCAAGGCGCGCGTCGCCCTTTGGACGCCCGCTGCCAGCCCGCAAGCCCCAGCGAAGGCAAAGAAGCCAGCGCCCGCCAAGCAGACCGAACCAGAACGCGCGCCACCAATTTCAGAAAGTGACCTCAAGGGTGTAATCGCCAAGCACGGCGCACCGAAGCTGAAAACATACCGGCACATCGAAGAAGCTATCGAGGATTTTAATACGGAATATGCCGTCGTTCACGAAGGCTCCAAGGTGGGCATCCTGCGCGAAGTAATCGACGAGCATGATAGCCGTGCCCTGTCCGTCATTTCCGAAAAGGGATTCGAGACCCTGACAGCAAACCGCCTGCTGGTCATCGACAACAAAGACGTTCCGATCAGCAAGCTTTGGCTGAAATCCCCGCAGCGCCGCCAGTATGACGGGCGTGACTTCAGGCCGGACGGTAAGTG